GTCTGTTTCAACAGCTCTTTGTGCTTTATCTAAAATATTGTTTATAGATGTATTTATAGCAGTAGTATCCTCACTAGTAACCACACCTAAATTTTGTTTTGATACGTCACCACCTTCTACAGCATCGCCTTGCATTTTTTTTATGGCATCTGCTTCTAAACTGGCAACATCCCTTACAGCATCTGATTCTATTTTTGAGTAACCCAATCCTGGTGCGCCTGGAAAAAGATTTCTAAAAAAAGCATTTCGACTAATTCCTCCATAGGAAGGAATTGTTTGAATACCATCTGGTACACGATTTAATCTTTCCATCAAAGAAGGTGGTGTAAATTTACTTGTTGCATTGACACCTCTAGCAGAAATATTTCCTCTTGCTCTTGTGTTTGTTGGTTGTCCACCTGCACCTACTATATTTACAAAGGTACCTGATTGAGCTTTAATTAACTCTGGACCACTCGCCATGATACCAGCTGCTCCACCACCTTTTTTACGAAACATTTTTCTATTGTATACGGTCATATTATCCCCCAAATCCAAAGAGGTTACCAAATCCTTTTGCTTGTCCAGCTGCACCAAGACCTGCAATACCAAGACCTAACAACTGTGATCCTGTACTTGGACCAGAGGTGCTGGTCGTTGAATAAGTTTGATTTAACGCTGGGACACCTCTAAAGATATCAGACAAAAATCCAATCTGTTGATAAGGCAATGCTTGTTGTGCAAGTTGATCTGCTCTTTCAACATCTCTTTCTCTTTGTCCTTGCTGTTGTTGCAGACCACCAATCCCTAACAATGTATTAATATCTTGTACACCCATTTGTTGACCAAGTTGACCTAATCCAGCTTGAGAAACACCCAACTGTCCTGCTAACTGTGCTTGTCTTAATTGTTGATTTGCCGCTTGTTGTGCCGCTGATTGTGCTTGTGCAAAACCTTGTGATCTTAACTGTGCACCCGTTCTTGCTTGTTGATCCATTACACCTCTGGCAATTTCTCCTTGCATAATAGCTTGTCTTGAGCCACCAAATGCACCTGCTCCAGCTGCACTTGCTTGAGCTTGGTTTTGCTGTTGTTGTCCTTGTCTCGCTATATCAGCTTGTGTTGCTGCAATAACATCTTCTGTATAAGGATCCATAAATTGCTTGTAAGAGTCTGGAGAATATTGTGCTCCTTGAGCACCCATAATACCTTGTTGAACGGCTTGACTACCTTGATCTAAATAAGGTTGAAACGCGCCAACACCACCTAAGGCATTTGCTATGGCTTGTTGTTGTCCTTGTGACAAACCTTCTACAGTTTGTTTAAAGTAAGGCATTTGTGAGCCTTCACCTGTTAAGCCTTGAGCACTTGCAAATATATCGGCTAACATCTCTTCTTGAAATGGAGCCAATCTTACGGTTTGTTCTACACTTTGTTGAGCCATTATGCTACCCTCTCTAACTCTGACATCATATCATACATTCTTGCTGCACCCAAGTCCCTATCTCCACCACCAGCACCTCTTACAGCTTGAGCGGTTAATACGAACTCACCATCGGATAATCTTGCTGGAACAGAATCACTTGTACCTGTCCCTGGTCCATTGACCTCTCCACCTTCATTCATGTAATTTGCTATCGAACCAAGACCTGTTAAAGCCGAACCAAGACCCTCTTTTCTTGCTTGACCACTTCCAAACGGTGATACTCCAGCACCTGAAACACCTTTTGAAAAATCTTGTCCAAATAAATTAGAAATGTAATCTGTTCTTTCGTTTTGAGACATGCCTTCCATTGGATTTGGACCTGCTTTTTCCATTGGTTTTCCAAATGAATCTAGTCCATCTCCGTCTTCGTCAATTTGCACATATTGAAGTTGTGCATCTGATCTTGAGTTATCAATTGTTGCGTAAGCGTTACTCCCCATTTTATTTTTAGCTGCGTCAAATAAATTATTTTTCATTTGATCTGTAAGAGCAGGCAGATTCCCACCTAATTGATTTGCATTAGGCATACCTAGTCCACCAACTACTCCAAATTGGTTAATACCTTGCATACCACCTAAACCAGAACCTGCTGTTATATCAACACCAAACTTATCTTGAGCCATGTCGCCAACTTGATCTAAGAAAGGTTGTATCTGATCTGCTCTACCTTTAATTTCATTATGAAGACCTCTATTAATTGTCTCTCCTAACATGTGAAGACCTCCAGAAGACATAGTAACAACTTCTTCATCTTTATCATCTTTACGTCTATTTTTTAAATCTTCAAAATATTGTTTTTTTTCTTCTTCATTATCTAAATTATAAAACTTGTCATCTATTCTGCCATAACCCAATCTTGATTTACCTTCTGGATAAGGTCGCATAGTAGTTTCAATTTTTTTCTCTTCTTCACCTAAACCTCCAAGAGCCGCTGCACCAAGTCCAAGAGCCGCTATGCCAGTTGGAGAGGTAAAGAAACTACTTGAAGCCATTGGTGTTGAAGCTATTTTTGAAAAATTAGCTGCTTGATCAAATCCATATGACTGACCAACTGGAATTCTTGATGCACTAGTTGCAAATGATGCATTTGATGGACCCATAAACTTCGATCCTGCATATCCAGCAAGTCCACCTAAAGCTGCAGCAGTTAAAGCATCCTCTGTGTCTCCTCCTCCAATAAGACTTCCAATACCTGAACCAAGAGCCGCTCCAAAGGCTCCTCCACCCATTCCAAAGCCTATCGCACCTCCAATAATTGGTGCTGCTTTTTTCAATATTTTTGTGACATTTTTAAATATACCCATGATTTACCATTCTACCAATTATTTATCATTTATTCAATGCTAGATACCACTAATAGCACTTGTTGTTATTCTTGTCTTCGCAAATTCTTGTATACTTGCAACAACATGAAGTCTATCTGCCGTTGCTGCTTGTACTTTTAATATTTCACCCTCATTCAATATAAGATCTTTTGTCAGTAATTCTACTGTTGTGTTAGCTGCTACAGCAGTAACCTTAAATAAACTAAAGATTGTACCTGCTCCCGTTACTAAAGTTACTGTAATAGTGTCTGCACTACCCGAATCGTTAGAAACAAGTAAAGAGCTTACAACAGAAGCATTAAAATCGGCATCTGTTGGGACTGTATACAAAGTTGTAACGCTAGTACCATCTAAATCAACTTTTTCGTTTCTTAAGTTCTGTAAATATTGTGGTATACCACTAACTAACATTACCTTCTCCCATCTGGTCGCATATCAACACGAGGTGTGCCTAATTTATATTTAACGCCCGTACCCGTTGATTCTACTTTTATGGCAAAAGAACGTCCCCGTACACGATAATCTATTTTATCTGTAAATTGTTCTATCGGAGTTGTCGTGCTTCGTGTTGCATTGCTTGACTCTGTTTGTAGAAAATTACCTCCAGCCGAATTTTTTGCTTTCAGTGTAAAAGATACACTTGGCGTTGGATTACTGGAGCCATTAAATGTAACATCGGGTAACATTTGTTTTATAGATACAAACTTATCACCATCTCCCATATCCATAGGTGCTGATTCAATGAACGAGGTCATAGCCGACCCATCATCATCATTTGTTAACTCGTGATTATATAAATAAGAAGAACCTGTAGCCATTGGATAAGTTCTTATACCACGATCCATCCAAGCGTCTCTAACCAATGTTCCATAATACCAAACTTTTTCGGCATAGTTATAAACAACATAAGCGTTAACAGAAGAACTGTCTGCTTTTGGATAGAACCAAATGACTTCACTAAACTCTGAATTTACGCCAACATGAACTTTGTCTCTTTCATCAAAATTAAAATCTAAAAATACTTTGTCTTTTACAGTACACGGCAGTTGTTGTGTGCCTCCACCATAAAGATAAAAGGTATCAACGCCCATCCAGAACACAACGTCTTCAACGGCTACAGCAGAAGCTGGACTCATAATTGTGATGTTTTTTGACAATTCTTGCAGACCAAAAGTAAATGGTGGTCCGATGAATTTCATTGAGTGTAGTGTTTTGTTTGTAAATATAAGTATTTGTTGTTTTGTTTCTACGGCTTGAACAAAAGTAGAGCCTCCCCCTAATCTTAAATCTCCAGCTGTATTTGTTGCCGTTGGAAACCAATCAATAGGATTTTCTTGTGAGCTAAAACGAACAAGTAAGGGGTCTTGTATTCCGTTTCCTTGTGTTGTTGTAGATGTCGCACCAAATCCATCACACCCAAAAGCAATAACATGGCGATCTTGATCAGATACAAGAACTTGTTTTGCTATAGTAGGAATACTTGTTTGATTAGAATAAAGAGGAGAGGTACTTAATTCTTTTGCACGAATACCAAATCCAGTTGATTTGTCCCAATAAAAAATACCACCGTCTCTTGGATTTAAAAGTAAGTCTTCTCCAAAGTTGTCATGTGACCATGTTCTTATCTCTGCTCCAGGAGCCGTGATTGACGCTGCTTGACCCCATGCTACAAAGTCATTTGCAGAATCTGTATTACCCGTTGCTAATCTCACAAGCGTATCGTCTGCGTGTGTGGCTGCCGTTGTGCCACTTGCACCTCTAGTTGACGGACCTCCCCCCGTGCCTAAAGTATTAGAACTTATCGTTCCAACTGTAATCAATTCCTGTTCAATCAATATTAAATCACCCGCCGTGATGTTTGTCGAACTATCTACATCTATAGCCGTTTCACTTGCATCTAAGGCTTCATTAAGTTGAGTGGCTAACGCTCCGTCAGTCGTGCCGCTCCATTGACCCGCACCCCAACCCGTACCGCCAACCGTGGCATCCGTACCTGTGTTTATTTGATAAACTGCTTTAGAATTATTAAATGTTAATGTTCCATTGGTTACCGAACCACCAGTAGTAGATGCACTTAATTCAAAATTTGTAGAATCTGTTATAGAACTAACAGTAGCACCCGCTGGTATTCCAGTACCACTTACTGTAGTACCTTCAATAAGAGAAGCAGTAGAATCCATTGTTATGGTTGGATCATTATTATAATCACAAGTCGCATCTGTAAAGGTACCGTTCCCAGTGTCAGAACCATTCGCTGCAACACTAGACGTAACCGTGTAGGTGTTTGAACTTATGATAGATGTAATTTGATATTCTATATT